AAATGTTCGAGTTCAGGAACGAGCCATAGGTGTTCGCCAGGTTGCCTGGCACGCTGGCGATCGACTGAGCTGTGTTGTAGGGCGTCGCCCCGCTGGCGAGCATGTACCCTGGCGCAGAGCCGAGCTGCGACGTGCCGAGCTCACCGAATCGGCCCGCGGTATTCGCCGCGCCGGCATAGCCCTGCAGTGCCTGCATGGCACGCGACAGCTGGTTGTTCTGCCAGTCGATATTGAAGTTCGACAACGCTTGATTTGTCAGCCCGGCACCCGCGCCGGACGAGCCGAGCCCGTACATCGAGTTCACTGCGTTCGACTGGTCGGTGACCTGCTGACGCGTCCTGTCGTACAGCGCGTTCTGCGGGTCGAGGCCCAAGTTGTAGACGCCCATGCCAGCATTAAGCAGCGAATTCTGGGTCGCGATATTCTCGTGGCCGTACTGACCCATCTGGCCGGCGAGATCCCGATACCACGCGCCGGCGGTGCCGGCTGCGTTCTGGTAACCGTTTCTGTAATAGTTGTTCGCGTTGATCCCTTCCAGCAGGGACTGCTGCCCGTACTGGTCGAGGTTCCGGTTGTTGTATCCCGTATTGATGCTGCCCAACAGGTTCTGCCAGGTGGTGTCGGCGGTGCCAAGTCCCGTCGGGACGTAGTAGGACGGTCCACCACCAGACGTGCTCGGCGACGAGCCGCCCGATACGAGGCCTCCGACGACGCTTCCGACGGCTCCGACAGCTGCAGCGAATGGCATGGCTCACCCCTTCATCAAGATTTCGGGATCCGCCACGCTCTCGGCATGAATGCAGAGCCACGTCAGATCCGTCAGCGCGGTGATGCGATGCGGGCGCCCCGCCTTCACTTCGAGCATGCACGGCCCGTGCAGCACCTGCAGTTCACCGTCGACGTCGAGCATCGCCGTGCCGCGCGCCAGATAGCTGAGGTGGTCGTAGTCGTGCACATGCTTCTGCACTTCCTCGCCTGCGCGAAGCGTCTGCTCGCGCGCGTACACGCCGCCGGCCGTGAAGTGGTGTTTGATGGTCATTTTTCGCACCGGATCGACACGATCAGCGTAATCCGATCGTCGTCGCCATCGTTGACCACCTCATGCTCCTTCGTGTTGTCGAAGTACCAGACTTCACCCGGCGCCATCGCGACAACATCGTTCTCGACGCGATTCAGGCACTTCGGGTTCGACTGCAGCGGCACATACAGCTTCGTGTTGAAGTGCTTCACGTGCCAGCTGTCGTCGGCGTGCGGCAGGATGCGCTTGCCAGGCGGCAATTTCGTGATCAGGATGCCGCCCAGGCGCGTACCCTCGACTCGCGCCATCAGACCGAAAACGATCGGCCGCGCTTGCGGAAGCGCGTACCACTCCGGATAGAACACAGCGTCATGCGCGTCGTTGAACCCGGTGTAGTCTCCGGCCGCCTTGTACGGCTTCTCGTCGTTGTAGCGCAGCCAGATGTCCGATACGTCCGCGTGTGGGCTGTCTTCGCGTGCCGTGCGAAACGTGTGGCGATTCCACAGACCCGGCTGGCGTGCGATGGCGAGCAGCAGAGGTGCAGTATCGATGCCGGCGCCGATACGGATCAGGTTGTTCATTTGCCTTTGACCTGCTGATATACGTGCATGCCTCCAAGGCCGAGCATGCCGATCGTGATCGTCGCGAGCTGCGTGAGATCCATTTCCGTGAGGACGATGTGATGCCCGAAGAGCGCGGAAATGTCGCTCATCGCCGGGCGCAACACGAAGTTCCATGCGTACCCGCACACGCACACCCAGCCCATCCCGCCACGCCAGTGCTGCAGTGGATCGGTGCTCTGCGCCTCGGCCTGGTTGATCTGCATCTGCCCGGTGATCTGCGCGAGCTCGCCCGTCTGCTGAAGCTGCAGCAGCTGCAGCTTTGCCGCAGCGGCCTGCGCCGGGTCCGGCCATACGCGGTCAATGATCTTCCCGACGACGTCGGAAACTGCGGAAATCGGATCGAGGAATCCCATCACGCGGCTCCCTTCAAAAGGTTGTTGGCGATGCGATTCGCCCACCCATGGCTGAACGCCGGCCAGTTGTGCAGGTCGGCCAGATACTTCAGCCGATACGCGAGGAACCGCGCAACGGTCCGCACCGGGTCCGACGCGTTCACCGCGGCGATCGTCACCGGACCGATCCGACCGTCGGGATCTACGCCCGATGCTTGCTGCAACCAGGTCACCGGCAGTCCACCGTTGTACGCGGCGTCGAACACCTGGAATGCCACGCGCGGATCGAACTGGTCGCAGTAGTACGGATCCCAGTAGACCCGCTTCGCGATCTGTTTGGCGATCTCCTGCGACAGCGCGTGCATGTCACCGCCGTAACCGTGCGTACGTGCGACGCGGGCCGTGATGCCCCACATCGTTTCGCCGCCCGGGTCGGCGGGATTGTTCGAGTACCCGCCTTCGTTGCCCATCAGGGCTTCGAAGGCGTCGTCAAAGCTGCTCACAGCTTGCCCACCGCGTGCAGGATCTGTTCGACCTTCTGCTCGGCGGTGGCCTCGGCGTCGGTGACAATAGACGTCACGCGCGACTCGAGATCAGTGAGTTCCTTCGCGGCGTTGCCGAGACCAACGATTTCCTCGACCTTGTCGACGAAAGCGCGACCGTCGTTCGCCAGCGCCTGGAAACGCGCCTCGATGGCGGATTTGATCGATTCCAGCATGTCCATCTCCTAGAAGAACTTCTTGAGCCCGCCGCCAGCGCCATAAGCTGCGACTGCGATCAAGGCATAAATGAAAACGCGCCACGCCAGACCGAGAATCCCCCGACCAACATTGAGCTGGAAACGCTGGGTGATGCCGCTTTCGATCTGCTCGGCGATTGCCTTGACGTCGTCTTCGGTGAGTGTCCGATTGCCCATAGTTGCCCCGATAGTTGTGCGAATTGTGGTTTTGTTTCCCTACTTCATTCGAATTCGTAGACGATGATTGCGCCTTGGGTGCCGTTGAATCCGGCTCTTGCCGGTTGCGAACTGGAGTTTTCTGCGCCAGGCCCGCCGGCTCCGTAACCAGAAGCTCCGGAACCTGCGGAGGCGTTTCCTCCTTGCCCGAGTGGATTGGACCCGCCGTCCCCACCAAGTACGCCAAATGGCAGAGAAAACGAAGCCAGTCCATTCCCTCCAGTTGTCGAAAAAAGGAACAGCCCGCTTCCAGAAGCTGCGGCGGCGCTGCTCGTCTGAGCAGTAAGAGCTGTCGTTGTATTCGTGGCTACCACTCCACCAGGAGCCCCTCCAGGGCCTCCAGGACAAATGAGAAGGGAGCCGAAGCTCGTCTGCCCGCCTTGCCCCCCAGCCGACGAAGCCGCGCCGACGCCAGCGGTCCCCGCGGTGAACGACTGAGCGGCCAGTCCTGAGGCGATGAAGATCTTTCCGTACGCCCCCGATGACCCCCCGCCTCCCACGGATATCTGACCTGAACCAGTGGCTGCCGCGCTACCGCCTGCGCCACCCCCACCAACCGCCTCAACAATCGCTTTCGTAGCGCCCGGTGTAGGTGTGTAGGTGCCGGATCCGACCAGGATTAGGATACCGACGAGCGCCCCCGGTGAGATGGTGCCGACAGGCATCGCGTTCGCGTTTACCTGATTGACGATGAAGTTCAGATCGGCCATGACCTGCGACGCGTCGGCGGTCGTGCCGTTCTGCAGGTTGGCGGGAAGCGTTCCGATGATGGACATGATTACCCCTGATTCGTGTATCCGGCGTCCTGGTACCGCGCATAGAACGTCCCGATCTGAATTTCATTGGTCGGTGTGACGGTTACGTCGAGCGACATCTTCTGGAAGACGAGCGCGATCGGCCAGGGAATCGTATAGACGTGCGGAATCGCGGCGTTCGGCGACCAATTCGCCTGTCCCCACGTGAAAGCTCCCCATACGGCGCCCTGAGCCGCCGTCTTCACATACGTCGATGCGATCGTGTTGTTTTGGTCAGAAAGCGCGGTCAAGTTGAAAAAGACCTGCGTACCTGTTGACCCCAGCTCAAGCGTCGATTCAACGACCTGTAGCTGCTGCATATGACCCGTCTTCGGAAAATCCGACGAGCGCAGGTGGCAAAGAAACGCGGCGTCCGCATCCAGGTAGCTCGAGTTCGACGAGGGGATCGTCGTGCTGACAAACAGCGCCGCGCCCTGCGCCGCCCCGGACAGCACGAACGATTCGCCGTACTGGGCCGCGCAGTCGTACAGGAACGTGTGCGGCCCGGTCCAGCGCTTGCGTCGAATGTCGTACCAGTAGTCGTTCGTCCGCTGCTGCCCCTGGATCAGGGTCGGCACGCACACGCGATAGATGTTCCCGGCGAACGCGGCGCTGATGCGCGATGGTTGCGTGGTGTTCTGGAACGGCACCTGCAGGTCGGCCGGGAAGTCGGTCCCAGGGCGGCTCGACAGTGGCACGAGCGTGCCGAGGAAGTTCAGGATGTAGGGCGCGTCGACCCCAGCGAAGAAGATGCCGAACGGACCTTGCACGACGCTGCGCGGCGCGATGCAGCCCGTCGTCAGAGAAATGTAGTTCAACGCCAGGTTGTTCGTCGTCGGATCGCCCGTGACCTGCCAGACTTGGCCAGCCTTGAATACGACAAGCGCACCGATCACGCCGGCCGACGTCGTCTGGATAGGCAGGCCCGACTGCGCGGTGATCGGCGTCGTATCGCCGACCGTCACGGCCTGCGACGCATTGGTGCGCGTCAGAGGGTTCAGTGCATCGCTAAACTGCAGCGTATTGCCGACCGAGAAATACGCCCGGTTGTTGAAGTTCGCGACTGACGTCGGCACGCCGCTCAAACCGTTCGTGGCCAGATTCGACGACGACCACGCCGGCGCTGCGGGATTCGAAATGTCGACCACGCCGAAGAAGTTCGCTCCGCTCCCGCTGAATCCTGGGTGCGTGATGAGGATCTTTGTGCCGACAACTGCGATCGTCGGCGGGGTCCACGCGCCACTCGTCCCCGGCGAGGTTGGAACGTTCGAGGACGTCACCCCGCTGATCGTGATGAATGCGTTCGTGGCGAGGTTGTAGGCGAACGGCTCGTCGAAACCAGGGTTACGGCTGGTCGACACCATGCCGTACGCAACGTTACCGATCACCGTATAGACCGACACGAAAGTCGGCGACGTAAACCCGCCGAACGTTGTCGCTGCGCTGCCAACGCCAGGGCGCGCGACGATGATCTCCGGATTGCCCTGGTCGAACACAAGATTGCTCAGGAGCTGGCAGGCGCCGGCGAAGGCGTCTGTCGCGTCGAACGCGTCGCAGAGCCCTTTCGGCGTGAAGCGGACCGGCTTCGCATTGCGGATCGCCATG